GTTACTGTACCAATACCTACCTCAAACTCACCAGCTGAATTTAATTCAATTGCATAGTAAGTTGTATTACCAGTTCCAATTCCTGAAACAAAACTTTCATAACCAGTTTCTGCACCAGCTAAACTAAAAGTTCCTGTTCCAGTAGTTGTACTTGTTTCTTTAACTCTATCGTTAACTATTAAAGCCATTACTACTCCAAAATTTTATTACGCGTCGCCAAGTCTAATGATTGCACTAGATGAGTTAGCAGTTGGAAACTGAACAACGAAATCACCGTTAGTTGCAGTTTTTGTTCCGCCAAAGTCTAAAACTAATACAGCTTCATTACTTGTACCTTTATAAATCAGTGCTCCTACTGCTGATAACGTTACAGAACTAAAAGTAGAATCTGCAAAGTCAACATATGCAATGTTACTTGATACTGCTACACCATTGTTAGTTAAAGTATTTCCACCCGCTGTATAGTTTGTACCAGATGAAGAAACTTCATTAGTAGTTGTATAAGCTGTAGTTGAAGTACTAAAACCACCTATAGATGTATAAAGCGCTAGTTTAAAAGTTGATCCACCAGATGAATCAAAATCAAACACGCCACCAAGTAGGTCTGTTTTAAAAGAGTCAGGTACTATATTTGCCATTTAATTGTCTCCTTAAATTATGATGGTGATTCAGATTTAAGGGGAGTACGAATGGTTCCATCTTCCCATTCATCCCGGCGTCTTCGACCTTGTTGTTCGATCGCATACGATTGTAAAGCTCTGTTAAAAGATCCTTCGTAGTATTGTAACATATCTGCGGGACCTTTCAAGTATCCATATGCTTCTACCAGACATCCATACAAAAGTAAATCCTGATATTTATTACTTGTGTAAGTTCCTTGTGTACTTCCTGGTGAAGCTGTTATTGAATCCGGTTGTTTTGTATAAGCTAAAGTAATTAAATTAGTGCTATTTGGTGTAGGTGCTACTACCCAATAATTAGCATCCCAGTTACCATAATACTTCGGTAATCCAGAAGCTGTTCCTGGAGTATTATAATATTCAGCCATAAAACTTGTATCTCTTTTTTCTAAAAAAACTTGATTACCAGATCCGTCAGTTAATTGTACATATCTAATAAATCTTAAATCAGATGGTATAGTTACATATCTACTACCAGCTGCTAAGTTTGAAGTTGCGTAAAATCTATTATCATCAGAATCTGCATCTCTATAAATTCTGTTTTCAGCGTTTTTAATAATTGTTGTTAGAATAGTATTAGATAATACAGAGTCATCTACTTCTGTATAGTTTCTAATGTCATCTTGTAAATTTGCTAAAGTGTAAGCCATTATGGTGTTAGAGTAACTGGTCCTGCAGTTACAAACATTCCTCCTGATTTTTCCGTTACAGTTGCATTACTTCCACAATCAAAACTATAACTATTTGTATCAATAACTGTTATACTAAATCCTGAAGTATTTTCAAATAAAGAATACACCAGGCCTCCGGGGCTTCCATCTACATTTCTAAAAACAACAGTATCACTTGATGATCTTCCATGAGCAGGTTCTGTTACAGTTACAGTACTTGATCCTGAAGTTAGACTCAAAGGATTTCCTGGTAATAAATTTTCTGTAGCAGGTTCAGTTCTATCTGGTCTTGCATTTGATAATCCTTGAGGATCACCTGTAAATCTTGTTGGTTGAATCTGTGGTTGTTTAGCTTCAAATTCTGAATTGTGTACAAAACTTCCATCCCATTCAGTTACCATTTCATTATAAGGAAATGCCATACCTGATCTATCGGATATTGCTTGTGCATATTTTCCTCTTGATAGTTTAGCCATTACACGCTCGGATAATAAGTTTTAGGTGTTATAAAAGAACTTGAAGAAGAACCATCTTCTTGTAAAGCTCTTTGTAATTCATCTTCATATAACATTTTTAATGATTGAATTTTTTCTGGTGAATATTTAACAGCTAAATAATATGCAAGTCCAGCTACCATACAAGGTACAAATCTATAAGGTACATCTGCATCATTAGTATAGTCTCCGGCATCTTGGATTCTTTTTACATAGTAGTAATTAAAAAATTTACCAGCTTGATCAGTTCCTGGAGTTAAATATAAAGTAACAGTTATTTTATCTATAAATCTTTGAACAAAATATTGAGTAGGTTGACCTGTAGAAGTTTTATTAGATAATGCTTGATAAGTTGATCTATTTATTTTTGTAAGAGGTGTATCAATACTATCTGAATTTCTAAAACTTGCTTCTAAAATATCATCAACACCATAAACTGCTGTTGCACTAGATGTACCATCAGCTGTTGATCTAAACATTGTATATGTTGCTTGATTATTAACTAATGTAATTGAATTGTTTGCAACTTCCCAATAATGCAAACCTCTATTAGACCATTCTTGAAACATTATATTTAAAGAACGTCTTGCACTTTTTAATTGATAACCTGAAACGCCAGAAATTCCAATTCTTTCATAAGACTCTTCTACTATATCTGCAATAGAAAAACCTTTTTCAAAAATTGTAGTTCCAGAAGTTGTGTTAGCCATGAGCTTACGCTCCTGTTATAGTTACTGTAACGCTTCCGCCTGCTCCAGCTAAATTGTAAACAATACCATTTTCAAACTTGATACCTGAACCAGGAATATAAACTTCTAATCCTTCAGTGCCATAGTTATAAGTAGCTACTGCAGTTCCTGGTGTACTTGCATCAGACGAATCATACAAAATTAAAGTTGAACTAGCTATTCCTTTTGCTTGTATAGAAGTAATTCTAGTTCTAGCTGCTCTTGCTAATGTATTGGCTCCAACTGCTGCCATGTTTAATGTTTTCTGATCTGAATCCATATTATTCTCCTTAAAATTAATTTTATGTGGACCCGAAGGTCCACACTAATTATTTATTATGCTTCTTTAGCAAATACACCTTGCACATCAACAACTGTCCAATGAGCTGTTGAGTTCAAAGATGCACATACTATAAAGTCACCAACTTTTGATGTAGATTTTGTATTAATAATATCTTTATCATCAGTTAAAGATCCAGCGTACAAAATACCATCATTAGCATTTGGACTAATAGTTAATGTATTAGCTCCATCTTGACCTGTATTTACAAAAGTAAATACTCTTCCGATAGAAATTGCAGGTAAAGTAAATACCACACCATCAGTAGATGATGTAAAAGTTTTACCAGAATCTGCATTTGTAACTGTGTAGCTAGCGGATTTGTCTTCTAGATTGAATCCAGTTAAACCTGCTTCGTTAAATTTACCTTGCAGTACTGGTCCTCTAAATAGTGTTTTAGCCATGATTATTCTCCTAGTTGTATTCTACATGGTCTCTAGGCCGTCGACTATACTGCGTCCATGCAGAATATTAATTTATGTATAGTGAGTTTTTTATATACTAGTTTTGAGTAGAGTGCAAGAAGTCCTACAGTGCGGAGTGGAATTTTTCCAACGATGTAGCTTTTGTTTAAGTAGCTACTGAAACTTCAGGAGCAGAACTTTCAACAGTGTTCTGTAAGTGAGCGATTCTAGCTTCTTCAAGCTTGATGTCTGTGATGATCTGTTTGACTTTATCGTCAATTCTAACCATCTCAAGAGTGTATCTATCGTTAGAGAGATGCTCCTGTTCCCACTTCAACTCCAAGGACCTTTTTTGTTTGTATAGGTCTTGTATCATCTATAACCTCCTCATAGGTTATTCTGTATTTATCGGAAGCAAAAACTTTAGTTCCGATATGTTCCCATTTTATAACATTTTCTCCTAGTTTGTCAACTATGGCTTGTTCAAGGGAAACTGCATTATCTTCTGATAACACTTCAAATCTTGCGTAGTGATCGTAGGCATTTATTGTGACTGTAAATTTTTTCATGAAATTCCTTTCTACTTTCATAATGAGGCGGAACTGTGTCCGCCTCAAAATTTCTAATTATTATGCACCTGGTGATGCAAAAATACCTCTATAGTCAGATACACCAAATGAGTATCTTTCTCTAGCTTTGTATCTTACGTTACCAGTGTCAAAGTCACCTTCCATTGCAGTTTTAATAGCTGCTCTGTCAAAGTACTTCATACCATTAGGCACGTCTGTGATAATGTAGAAAGCATCTGGGTCAGTTAGGAAGTTGTTCACTCTATAACCTTGAGGAACCATTCCCATTGACGCAATTGCGTTGATGTCATTATCAGCAGTACCAACTCTACCTTGAGACTTCATAAGTCTTTCAGCAGTGAACTGAAGTTCAGAAGGGATAATCATTTTAACACCTCTTGCAGCAATTTTTAGACCTCTTTCGTCTGTCATTGCAGCAATGTCAATTAATGATTGCTCTAGTGAAGTTTCGTTCAAGTCAGAAGCCGTTGCTAATGTGTTTGATACAGTTCCACTTACAGTTGGGTGGTTAGTTGCAAATAATGCAGAACCATCACCTGAAGTGAATGTACCGAAACCATTAATTAAAGGGCTTACCGCTTTAACTTGTTTAGTGTTCGCCATAGATCTAGCTAATGCTTTTGTATATCTACTAGCAAGTCTGTCATACAAGTTATCCTCAATAGCTTCTTCAGTAATTGCAAAAGCAAGAGCCACAGTTTCATGTGTGTATCTTGCAGTGAAAGTTTCTTGAGCATTGTCAAAAACAACTCCACTTCCTTCTGCTTTAGTCTGAGCTTGAGCAAAACCTGATAACATAACTTCTTCTTCAAACGCTCTGTCTGAAGATTCAGTAGTATAGATTTCAGCATGCTGATTCTCGTAACGTTTATATTCAAGTCCAAATAGTGCATTTAGACCTGGTTCTAGTTCTTTAACTAGTTGTCCTCTACTTATGGCCATTATACTCCTACCGTTCCTTTCAAGAAGTGCTCGTTAATCATAACTACCAAATTAACATTAGCAGAACCTGCTGTGCTATTATTTGGATCGTTTGATATTGCAAGTACTCTTAGTTGTGCTGTTGCAGTTTTTAGATCAGAGTGATCTAATTCTACTTTTGATATGTAGTCTGGTGAACTACCAGCTGCATATACAATGTCAGCATTCATTCCGACGTCTGCTGCTGCAGTTGCGCCGTCTGATTGTATTTCAAACCTTTCGTAAGGGTCGTCAGAAACGAATCCTACGATATCTGTTGCAGTATTACTTGCATTCAGATGGTTCGCCCATGTTGGTTTACTAGTAGAAGCGTCAGTATAGAAAACACCATTTAGTGATCCTAATAACGTATCTGTAGCTGCTGCAACTGTAATTGTACCAGTGGCTGCCATTTCGACAGGGTCCCATTGATAAATAGCAGTCGCGCTTGCCGCAATACTATATTCGGATAAACCTTGGTTGTCTCTATTCTGGCCAACTTTACCTATAGCTTTTAAACCAAAAGCTGCGTCTGTGTTTGCCATTATATTTTCTCCTTATGTGAGCTACCCTTGCGGGCCTCCACTCACGGGTTAGTTTATCCAGTGGTCTTAGTAATCGTTAAAAAATTAACTTTTCTTTGAACCACCGAAGGTTACACGAGTCTGTCGATCAATATTGATCGGCATACTTGGGTGCTGTTCCTTCATAAGATCGTTGTCAACTGCGTCGACGTTATCTTGAGCTTGCTTCTGATAATATTCAGATCTTTGCTCTGCAATCTCTTCCGGTACCCTAGCCAGCACTAGGCCTCCTACTCCGATTACCCCTTTGTATTTACCATCATCCACAATTGGAAAGTCTGAGTCTGGATATTCATCAGCTCTTACAAGCTCGTATCCGGATCTGATTCTTCCAGCGACGTTTTTAGTGTCTTGGAATCCCATAGATTCTACTCTGATCCATCTGTGTTTAAAACCTGTTGGTGCAGGGGGTGCATCTAAAGATGAAGGTGGAGTCCAAACTTTTTTCTTAGCTTCTTTTTCTCTTGTTTGACTCGCACGGGACGCTCTTTTGTCATTATTATTTTCCATATGCTTATGCCTCCTTCGTGATTTTTAATTGTTTCGCATATTCTTCTAGTGGCACACCTAATTTTTTAGCGATTGCTACCTGAGAGGATGTGAGTCTCACAGTTTTGCGACCAGTATTTGTACTTCGCTTCGCACTAGCTACTGTTTGTACGGGTTTGGTCGGAACTTCCCCTTTATCTGATCTAGTTGTATCAAATTTGTGAGGGAATTCAAGTCTTATTCTTTTATCTATTTCAAGATAATACTCATCAGATTGAGGATCATAACCCTCTTGTTCTGTAAGTTTCTTATGTAGATCAAAAGCAGTATAAGTCATAGCTGTATCTTGACCAAACCAAGCATTTCTAGATGCCCATGTTTCAGCCTTAGGATCAGGTGTTCCTTGTGATGCTTGTTGTCTATTTAAGTTTATTTCTGGTTGTTTAACTTCTTTTCTTTGTTGATTATATTCTTCTTGAGCAACTTTAGTTTCTTCAAATTTAGCTCTTTTATAACCAAGTTCAGAAATTGCAGTTAAAGCTTCAGATTCAGCCGTTAGATCATTTGCTTCTCTTGCTGCTGCAAGTTTTGCTTGAGCTGCTGCTAAACCATTAGTAATACTATCCTCAGCATTTTTTAAAAACTCAGGTTCGTATCTAGAGATTTTCTTTTCAGCTTCTTCTTTTGCTTTTATTTGTGCTTGAGCATAAGTTAAAGCTTCATCTTTTTGTCTCTCAGCTTCTCTCCATTTATGTGTAAGTTTAGCTATTCTTCTTTGTACTCCATCAGAGTATTTTTCTAATTCTTTTTCTTTATCGTCCTTTTCAGGATCTTCTTTCTTTTCTTCTAGTTTGATTTCACGTTCGTTTTCAAACGTTTTATCTTCTGCCTTATCTTCAGTTGGTGTTTCTACTTCAGGTGTTTCTGTTTCTGTCGATTGAGTTTCTTCTAACTCAACTTCCATATCAGGACCCGATGTATCTATATCGACTGTTTTGTTTTCTTCTACGTCTGGCATAGTTTATCTCCTTCTATGATTAATATTGATGAAGTATATCTTCAGGGTTTTCAATGGTTGCTAAAACTTCATCATCATTTAGCATTCTTACTTCCCCACCATCTATTTGGATTCTTGATCCTGCATATCTTGCAAAGATAACCCAGTCACCTTTTTTACACCAAGGTCCTTCTGGAAATTTATCTTTGTCATAACAATGCGGACCCATTGCAAGAACTAAACCACAAGTAGATCCAATTTGTTGTCTCTCTAAAGTTTCTTGTCCAAGTAACAATCCACCTTTAGTTTTTTCTGGCATTTTAAATGGCAGAACAACTAATCTCCATCCAGTTGGTTTAGGTAATTTATTTGATTCTTTTGTTTTAAGACGTTCGTAACCGTCTATTTCTTTTTGGTTTTCTTCGTCGTATTTATTTAATAGTGCCGATTTAACTTTCGGGTCTTCCGAAGTCGATGACGTTTTCTCTTTCAGTATCATTTTTTTGCTCCTTTGGTTCTAGCAGGTTAGAGATTTCCTGTGATATTTTTAAATAGGCATGTGCCTGTCCCATCATATACTTGTATTTTTCCATATTGTCAATAGCACCACCTATCATGGCATCTGCTATATCTTGATAAGACTCTTTAAGATGTTTTTGTACTTTATGAATTATTACTGTTTCTTCGTTTAACATTTTTCTTTCTCCTTTTGTTTAATAAATTTACTCTTGAATGCCAACACCATTCGGTCATTCTTATAGCACCTGTTTCAACAAATGCAATGGCATCATCTAAAAAACCAAAAAATCTATATACAAATCTGTCTAACATTTCCAACGTCTTCTAGCTTGTCTAATTCTAGAATTTGGATCGTTTCTAGTTTTAGCAGAAGATCGTTTAAGTTGTCCAAGTGATCTTGCACAATATGACTTTCTACGTTTAGCAGCTGCTGAACCTTTCTTGACTTTACCAGTCACGGCTGTTTTTAATTTTGAACCTGGGTTAGCTGCTCTATAAGCTCTTACACCTTTAGCAGTCATACCGGCACCAGATTTAGTTGGTCTATAATTAGCTCCTGGTCCTTTAGTTGTTTTTCTAATAGTCATTAAATTTTTTGCATCTCTGGACTAGTTGATAAAATATTTTTTTCTGCTCTAGGTCTTGCAACAGAGTCTTTACTTCTTTTTCTAAGTTGAGCAATAGCAGATTCTTTTAATGCTTTTTCTTTTTTTAATCTTTGTAAATCTTTTTCTAAATTCATTACAGCATACCTTTATAGTATTTAGCATATGAAGGATTGTTTAATTTAACTCCACCATACTCTGAGTTAATTGCTGGTCCAGTATATCCACCCATAGCTTTCTTAGTTCTTTTTGTAAATGTTGCAACGTTAGTTGGTTTACCGCCTGGGTTACCTGCAGCTCTCTTTCGTTTGACAGCACTCGCCTTTTGCGACTTTGTCATTCGTGTGGCTTTTGCAAGTGGTACGCACTTCGGATACTTTCTCTTCGAACCTTTTGAGCGCCCGCATGGCTGATACTTCCCATCCTTCTTTGGTGCTCCAATGTCCACCCATTTTTCCGATACCCATTTTCTTAGACCCATTATGCACAGCCCATTCTTTTTCTTCTAGCTAGTCCACCACCATGATATCCATCACGCATCATTCCGCCGCCCATAGCTTTTTTACGACTTCCTTTTTTACCACCAGGTGTAATTTTACCTGAACAAACTCCTGATGCATACATGTTAGCGTACGCCGAAGGGTACACTTTAAATTTTCTCTTGGCAGCTGCTTTGCCTTTTGCACAAAGTTTAGCCATTATACTTTACCACCTTTTTTAGCAACTATTCTTTTTGGATTATATCCAAATTTTTTTGCTAGCTCTGGTTTCTTTTTAGCTAATTTTAGTAAGCCTTTATTTTTACTTTTACTTATTGGTTTTCCTGGCATTATATTATCTTCCTTCTTTTTTTTAATTTTGGTGGTGGCTTTTTCATAGAGTTTTTACTTTTACCACCTGCAACCGGTTTTCTATTTTTACGTGCTTCTTTACGAAAAACTTCTCTTAAAGCTCCTTCAGGTAAATCTTTTCTGTAATAAGATTTAGCTCTTAGTCCTTCAGATTTAAGTTTGTCAGCTGTTCCTCTTGCAGTTAAATCAGTTTTTTCTTGCACTCTAGGTCTCGAACTCATAGAACCTTTTTTTGATTTTGAACTTGAAACAACATACATTTTTTCAGGAGAATAAGCATCATCTGATGTTGTTAATTTTTTAACATTTTTAGCTTGATTCATTTTTTTCTCTAATGGTTTAGTACCAAATTTAAATTGTCTTCTCATTATTTTTTTCCTCCGTTACGAAATATTTGTGTTCCCTTTATACCATAAATGCTCGCCACGACAAGGATCCACAAATTTGTGAACCATGACGGGAGCTGCGAGAACATGTCGAAGAACAATTTTACCTTGTCCATAGCGGATGGGTCATCCGATACGACTGCCCAAGCGAGCACCAACACGGGCAAGCTGAGAATTATCAAAACGGCCTCGTCCTTCCAGTCCGATTGTCGGGCTTCTAAAAGTTTTCCCTGGTATTGCTCTTCACCATGAGCCATCTTAGTAGCATGCATGAGTTGAGCTTCACTCATTGCCATTTTAGTCTTTTGTTTATTAGCGTAAATCTTACTTCCAGCAGATACGGCTAATTTAATTGCCGATAACCACATGTTAGATCCACTTTGCTTTTCTAGACTTCTCTTTTAACATTCTTTTAGTTCCTCTTACTTCAACTTCTTCACCTGTAGCGATATAGTTGTAAGAACCATCAGCTGTAGTCTTAGATCTTGGGTCGATTTCAAGATTCATTTTGTCTTCTGACTTGATTTCAACAATTTTATCTAATTTTTCCATATTTTCTCCTTATGTATTTTATTTTAACTGTTTTTTTAGTTTTTGTCACTAGCCTTTACGCATAATTGCAACATTTGGCATCATTGAATCAGAACTTGGTAGTGTTTTTGACAATACAGTCTTTTCAATTGATGTGTCAGCACGTAATTTTGCTAATTCTTCGTTTTGTTTTAGTTTTTCGTCCTGATTTTGTTGATTCATCATTGCTTTCATCTTATCAAGGTCCATTCTCTCATTAGCTTCCTTCTCTTTTCGAGCATTTTCTTGTGCTCTAAGGTCTAATTCTCTTGATCTTAGTTTAGCAATTGGATCATTGTCAAATTGTGAAGTAATTTTTTGCTCTTCCTTCATAAATTCTTCCATCATGTCAGCAATTAGTTGAGCTTTTCTTGCTTCAATCTTCTGAGTCATCTGCATAACTTGCATTTGAATCTGTTGAGCCATAGCCGGGTTCTGTTGTGCTTGCATTTGCATCTGTTGAAGTTGTTGCATCTCATCTCTGTACTCTAATTCAACTTGTTCTTGAGCCATTAGACTAATATGTTCAAAAACATTCTTTTCTAATGAAGCCATTACCATTGGATTATTTCTAGCCATGTTCGTTGCCATAAAATTTAAGTGTGAAGTAATGTGTGATCTATGATCTTGTCCGGGAAATGCTTGAAAAGGTTTACCACCTAAAGCAT